CCACAGGACATTAGTATCTCATGGATGTCAGCATATACATTTGTTGAAAGATGTACATGACCTACCATCCAAAAAGGTATGGACAAGTTTTGGCTTATCCATACCAATAGATATTTACCAAGGTTGCACACCTTCAACACAAAAGTTAGTGCCAACGTATGCATTCATCCATACACTTTGATCAAAGCAGAACTTCTTCTTGTTGCCTGAGCAATCGTTCTCTATCTCTAGCCAATAACAACCATCTGTTATACCATCGTTAACTATAGCTCCACAGCTTGTAGGTTCACAAGTAATATCTTCTTTCTTACAAGAAGTTAAAGTAGCACTGAATAGTGCGATTGCAATAATTAATTTTTTCATTTGATTTCTTTTTTTAATCGTTCAACATATAAAATAGCATCCATCAGTTCCTCCTGTAGATGTGTAATCCAATCTAACGTACTCAAATCAGTTCTATCAAGAGTTGTATTGTATTTTAACATTCCTGCTTCTGAGCGTTTACGGAACTTGTTAATTACATCTTCAACTATTGTATCACCTTTCACTTCGGGTGAACTTAAATTGTCCTTAGTCCATTTGCTTGACCAACTTACGACCCAATTTTCTTTTTTCTTTTTCATCTTTACCTGAATTTATTTGGTTTCTTTTTGCTCTACATACTTCAAGGTATAACCCCATATCAAAGTCACCTCTCCATTGTCGCTCCCACCAATCTAATTGGTCAAAGAGCGTTGTCCTATTACCATATTTCATTGTAGTAGTCTTTATCTATTTCACGCTTCTGCATCCACCAATCCCACATCTCGTAAGTCTGCAAGTCATTATTAATTTCTTCCTCAGCTTCGAGGCACAGGTCTGCGAGGAACTTATCTGATAGCGATACATCATCTACCCACAACTCATTGTCGTCATACGATTGTGATGACACAACCTCAAGTTCAATATATGCGTATTCTTTTTGTTCATCGTAGTCCTTAAAGAACCAATTACATTCAAGGGTGAAGTTAAGTTTTTTAACCTCATCCCACCAATCTAATACTAAACTTTTTGGTTGTATTGACAACCTTCTCTCTTTATACATAACTTTTATTTTATAAAATTAGTACCAATTAATAATACATCACCAACAATATGATGCTTCTTACCTTCTGCTAAGGCAGTGTTCGTGGCTCTCTCGTTGTAAGGTAGATTAAGTATCAATCCTTCTTCATTTACAACTAACACCATACCATCATTTAAGTAAATAAACTCAATGTATCCACCTACACATTTTTGCATTTCCTTAAGGGTTACATGCGACCCCTTGAACTCTAATGCTTTTATACTATTGTCTGCTGAGAACAGAACTCCAATCGCATTCTTTTTCATAGCTCTGCATCAAAATTACACTGTCCATGCTCCTTAACACAATCCCTTATTTCCCTACCCAATAGTAAGTCTGCATAGTCTCGCAACTGTTCAGTAGTAAAGTATGGCTTAATCATCTCATCATTGTAGCCATTGTTGTCTTCAAAGAACTTTTCGATAACACTTAGCTTCTCGCCTAACTTATCTTCTATTTCCTTTATCTCATCCTCAATACCCTTGAGGTGTTCATCTTCGTAAAAGCTATACTCAATTACACTCGGTGAATGTTCATAGCCACCGAACCTACTTGCTGCATCACTTGATTGTAAGGCGAACCAAAATTTACCATTGATATCGCCACTGTAATACCTTCCCATAATCTTATAATTTAATTTAATTAACGCCTACTCTAGTGTTTTCGGCTTCCCATTCATATTCAATTGATATGTCATCTAAATCTGCAAATCTACTTGAGCAATACCCTAACCAATTAAGCCCAAATTTTGTTGTCCCCTTGTTTACTATGCCCGATATTATAAACACCCTTTGGTCAAAGGTATTTACAAACTCATTGACAACATAATACTCTTTTCCGTTTACAACCTCTGCTCCTTGTGGTAGGTTCTTGTCATTTATACACACTACTTTCTTCATATTTTCCCTTCATCTGAGTATGAATAATATCCCTCGCTTGTTATTATAACGTGGTCTAATAGCCTTATGTCCATTATCTTACACGCATCACTTAACTTTTTAGTTAAGGCATCGTCTTGTTCGCTTGACTTTAATTGCCCACTTGGATGGTTATGGCTTATAATTATGTTCGTTGCACCACATTTAAGTGCCGTTGCTAAAACAACTCTAACATCTATTATTGTACCTGTTATGCCACCCTGAGAAATCTTCTGCCACCCTATTGTATTGTTTGCTCTGTTTAAATATATTGCTACTGAACTTTCGCAATACTCTAATGTGTCTGCATCAAACATACCTTTAAGCAAGGAATACGAATCATTTGAGTTTGTTATTTTGGTCTTTACTATGCCCGAATGTTTATACTTTAGCGTAATCTCGGGTGTATCTGATTTATATGTCTTCATTTATTTATTTAATTAATAATTATACTCAACTGAAACAAAGGTAATACTAATGATTGACTTATCCTAATTTTTTAGCAATTATTTTCTCCCTCGTTAAATTGTCAATACTCCCAACGTACTCGCTGAAGGCTCTATCTATTGCTTCCCATTTTGTGTGAGCAATCATCTCACATAAGAAGTCGCCACAATAATATATCTTGAAAATATATTGACGTTCCATCATTGGTTTATTAGTTCATAAATTTCCTCAACACTTTCCTTTACATAGTTGGTGCTAATCATTGCCCCTCTACTTTCTATTTTAGTTTGGAAGCTTTCTCGTAGTCCACTTTCTATGCTTTTTGAGGAGTCTGTGACTTTAATTAGTTTTACGCTAATAATGGACTCAACTCCAATTAAGATAGCTTCTCCATTCATGTTTGTTAATTTGATTACTTGTTTCATAATTATTTATTTATTTATTTGGGTTAGTAATATATTTGTCCAATATTCCGATAGTTCTGTGCATCGGACTACACTTTCATTGCCTCTGCAATCGACATCGGCTTCTTCTTTGCTTCCAAAAATAATAACATCATCATTCCAACTCCATTTAACTAATGTGTCGTTTGCTTTGTCGTGAAGAACAAAGTCTGTTTCAAGTAGTTTTTTCATAGCTCTATGTTTTTATTATCCTTTAAAAAATTTACCATACACTCATATGCATTCTCCGATAGTACATTTGAAGGACTATAGATGAAAATCTTGTATGTCTTCCTTGCATCGTCAAACCGAACATCATATGGGAGTGACTCATAAGATATACCATTCACATTTATTCCCATATCTACCATCAGGCAAGACAATAAGAACGTGTCATATGTCATCATAATTTTTAATTATTAATAGTGCACTCGAGTGCACTTTTGGTTCTTGTGCGTTATGGATGCGACACCCCCCTTCGTGATAGCGAGTCTATACCAATAATAAGTCTTTGTCACAGGTTTCGCAAAGCATAGCTTTCCAATCCTCATTATATTTCCCACCTGTACCTAAACAACCCTCGCACTCATCGTTTAAATGCTCGTGTTGCTCCATCTGACAATAAGTGCAAGTGCCGAAGTTTATCTCATCCTTGTCATACAAGTGCATACCACATTCGTAACACAACAACTCCTCCTCATCTCGCTCGACTTGTTTAGGCTCACGGGTATAAACATACGGCTCATATGAATTGCCCCACGACTGCCCATATATATTTCCCGCTCCATAACCATAACCCCAATCATTTTTGTATTTCTTAATGCCTCCATAATCAACATAGTTATTGACTTGCTTATACGAACTATTAGAGAACCAACACTTATTGCTCCAATGCCCTGCTTTCTCGTTGACAATAGCATAGTGGTCTTCATTATTGAGAAAGATAAGCTTACTACTATTTATGAATCCCTCCATCATATCAAGTATGACCTCGTTGTACTCAAAGCCATCGTTAAGATACTTTAATACTGTTTCGTTGAACATATAGGTATCTGAATAGTCTGTGCTTGTAGGCACATCGTATATCATTCCATTATGCACGAACCCTAATTTCTCACTGACTAAGAACGGATGACAATTTGTTTCATCAACCTTTCCGTGAGTGCTAATCCTAAAGTGTAGCACAATATTTCTACTACCATATAGTTTCTTGACTCTACCATACTCCTCATAGAAAGCATCGAAGCTCTTCATCTCCTTGAATGTCATCATTTGTTTATCATCGTTGATATACAACAAACCTGCACCATCGCCATTGTTGTCCCAACAATTCTTGAGTATACCCTTCTTTAGAGTTGCTCCCTTTGTATTTAAAATCGCTATACACATATTATTTATTTTAAGTTATTATTAATTATGCTCCTAATTCATTTTGATTTATCGAGTCATTCATACCATCACACTTGATGTTCTTCGTACATATTGGGTCAATGACCTTATTATTGTACATCTTAGAGTACATTATAAACTTCTCAATCTTACTCAACACCTCACTCTGAGTGTAAATAACCCTCAAGTGTTTGTATAATTTACTCTTCTGATTGACAATCATCTTGAGTACATCAATTTCTGAAGCATTGATGTTGGTCATAATGATTCGCATCAAATCACGCCTCCACAATAAGTTCCGTACACTCTTGACTGCGGGAGGTAATCGCAACTCCACACGATTGTTTTTGATGTAGAACGATGAATACTTATCTCTCGTATAGAAATACTCATACTTCTTTTTGGCTTGTGAGTATGTCTTATCGAGCCTATGCTCATACATTGAGTATAGCAATGGCACGAAGCCACACATCCCCTCAAACAATTCATCAGGCGAATATTTGGCGTGAGATATGTTGATATGCCCACCACAACTGCTTGAATGGTCTGCATTAATCAGTGTCCTCAATTCCTCATTGTCATTGATGTCCTTGTCCATATCATCGGTGAATAGGTCGAAGGTAGGACTGACTAATTCATAGCCATTTGAATCCGATAACGAGCCATCGCACTCCTTAGCCCAACCTGTTTTATCGTACAAGTCTTCGTAGTGTATTCCACACCCCTCATCATCTTCCTTCTCGATTTCAAAGCCAACCCTCACCATTGTCTTGTCAGTGGTCTTGTCCCTTCGTGAGAGTGATTGATACCTAGCATTGTTATTCGTCAAATCATCCTCATAATCATCTCTATGGACATACTCTCCTGCCCTATCGCTGTAAATTATGTCGTGGCATTCAGCCACATCACAATTCACATAGTATTCCCCACCACAATAAACACAATCGCCATAGTCAAAGTACGTTTCATCACTCCCTCGACCATAATATCCGTACCTACAACTACTATGTTGTGTATTGATATACTCATTGTGCCACTCTGACCATTCCACATCCTCATTGCCCTCAATGAATGTATCACCATAGTACTCAGTATGGACTTCATCATTCAACGCCCACTCACGCTCCATACTTGTAAGGACACAATCCTCTCTTAACTCCCACTGCTCTTCGTGAGTGAATACACATAATTCTTGAGGGTGTACTTCCCCATTTCTTAATGTTACTACATTTTCATTTTTACTCATAATAAATTGAATTTAATTGTGCCTACTCTTAAGTTTTTCGGCTTCCACTTTTTTAATTATTAATTAGTGCACTCGAGTGCACTTTTGGTTTCATTGTTCGGCTTTTCGTGAGAGTGATAACCATTCCTAATCCTATCCATATACTCCCATTCATAGTTTGGTGATATATCCATCATATTTTGCCTTACAAGGTAGCATTGGTCTTTTGTGCCTTGAAACATTAACTCTCCATTGTGGTTGAGTAACTGATACTTTCCACCTTCTACTTTAATTATCTTCATTTTCTTATAAATAAAATCCATTTTCATTAATCTCATCAATTTTTTCTTGAGCACGTTTACCTCTCCATGCTACGATAGATAAATCCTCGAGTACTAAGGCTTTACATTTTTCGTCTAACCAATACAAAGCTTCTCTTAGTGTTTCAAACTCCTTTTGAATAATACTCTCGCAAGTCCTACCTAATAAGTCTTCAAAGCGTCCATTCTCATCTATTCCGATGATTTTAGCCCATACTTTTTGGTTTTCTTTAGAAGTTATAACTTGATACATGTCATCATAATGAATCCACGCCTCCATTTTAGCGTCTTGTAACATTTCGTTTTCTACTTTCATTCTTACATACATAATCTGCCTCCTTTTTTTTATTGGTTTAACTTATTACTTATTCCATTTATCCACTCGTAGACATCAATATAAGCGTCAAGCATTTCATTACATTTTCTGTATGAGCCTCTCTCAGCAACTTTGTTGTCCTTGAGTAATACATACTCTCCATTTTCAACTTGCTTTATCTCCATTAACTTATAAAGAGTGCACTCGAGTGCACTTTCGGGTTCATTAATCGACAGGTCGTAGCTATCCTGTGATAGCGAGTCGCCTTCAAACTCGTACATTTCGCATTCTTCAGATACCTCGTATCCGTAGTTCCAATTTAGATTTAAGTAGTTCATTTTGTTTGTTTTATATTAAATTATTAATAGTGCACTCGAGTGCACTTTTCGGTTCATTAAGCGACTTGACGGAGCTATTCCGTGATAGCGATTCGCAGCTGCTTACAAAAATTGCTATGGATAAAATCAATCCAATGGCAATAATAAAAAAGTTGTTTGTTTGTTTATGTGACATCTTTGTTTTTTAAAAAAGTTTATAGCAACAAAAAATGCACCTACCAAAGTAAGTGCAAATTCTGTAAAGTTAATTAGTGCACTCAAGTGCACTTTTGATAGAACTACTTTTCAGTCATCGTATCCATCTTGCGTTGTAGCAAAACCATTATCGATTTGATTTCGGCTTTTGTCAAGTCAGTAGTAAGTTCATCCTTTGAATTGATACTCAACTTGATATCGTTGAACACCAATTTCAATTTGAACTCCTCCTTCTCCTTCTCCTCCTTAATGTCACTCGCAAACTTGATAAATTCTGCAATACTAAAGTTTGACTGAGTCGCAAGGTACTTTTCAAGCATATTGACTTTAACCTCCTTACCATCTACTACAATAGTTTTGAACTCAAGTTTAACGGCTTTAATCAATCTATAACACCACTCTTTACCGAAGCCCTCACCTAAATTGTCGAAAAACTCTTTCATTGTCCACGTTACGCTGATATCGTTTAAGTCCGACTTGCATTGCTTTGTCTTAAAATAGTCGGCTGATTCTTTAACAAGTCTTGCGAACTTAAAAGTGCACTCAAATGCACTTTTCGTTTTTGCTTTAACTTGCGTTCTTGCCGTTTGCATTTCCGTTATCATTAACGGCTTTAATACACTTGTTTCACTGATTCTCTTAATTGCATTATTCATCTTTTCTTTAGTGGTAAGTCACAACCTATTAAGTTAAATTATAATTGATGCCCTCGACCAATCGTCAACAAATATAGGTATAATAGTTGTATAAAGAACTATATTTAATAAGATGTTGTTTTCACACAAACAAGAACGTAGTATCTATAAGGGTTTGAGGGGTTAATTATTTTTTTGTCACTATGCTTTGTTAAGTGATTAAATGAATAGGATGGAGTCAATCGCCCGTCCCTATTGACTTTCAGCGTGTAATAGTGTAGCGATAAAGGAGCAAAGGGAGTAACGGCAAACGGGCTGTATCGTAGTGTGGGCGTGGGTTACAGCGATTCGGGGCAATTAATGATTTTGTGCACTCGAATGCACTATAAAAAGCCAAAAAAAACGCAAGTGATTTTCGAAATTTGCCCCCCACCCACCTCGAAAAAATCGAGTTTCCCACGTGGATCGGCGGCGCCATACCATACCATAACCCATCACCTCCTATTATCTGATAAAATTTTATAACTTTGTAACTCACTAAAACAAGAGACATGATTGGAAAAAAATTTGGTAGCATTTATAGTTTAATGAATGACGGACTAACAGTAAAAGATGGTAGATTAATCAATAACCGACCTGATGGTAAGAATGGAATTGAGAAAGCTGCGGAGTTAAGAAAGGCTATGAAGAGAGCTGAGAAGATAGAAATGTATTCTGAGGCTGTTGCATTAGGAGACATGAAAGCAGAGATGAGAGAAGAAGGAATGGAAGTAATGATGTCTTTTAAGGGTAGAAAGTAATTATCGACACTAATTAGTGTTAATTCTGTGTCGTTTTTATTTTTGTAACTAATTAGTAATTAATACTTTATTCTTTTAATGTCGATTATGTCGATTTTAAAAAGAAAATACAGTGAGAGAAATACACATATATTAATATAATATATATATATATATAGGGAAAAATTAAATTGACATCTGATTATTTTAAAAAAAATATTTTTATTACAATTTAGTTTATATCTTTGCATCAACAATTTAATTAAATAACAATATGATAGATAGTGCAGGGTACTCACCCAAGAACTTACATTTCGGTGAAGAAGGTCGAAAGAAATTAATCAAAGGAGTTACGACAATGTCTAATGCTGTTAAGAGCACATTAGGCCCGGGTGGTAATACTGTCCTAATAGAGTCGGTCAACCACTTGCGTGGTATAACTGTTACTAAGGATGGTGTAACTGTTGCTCGGTCTATTGACTTATTAGACCCTGTTGAGAACCTTGCCGTAAGAATGATGAAAGAAGCAGCGGACCAAACGGCAACGAGTGCCGGAGATGGAACGACTACAGCGATTGTCTTAACGGAGTCTTTAGTATTAGGTGGTCTTGAGTTAATAACAGACAAGCACAATAGAACAGAGGTTCTGCGAAACATATCGGAGATAACTACTAAGGTGGTGGAGAAGTTAAAGGAGAAGTCTACGGATGTAACGGATAACATGATTGTTGACGTTGCAACTATCTCTGCAAACAATGATAGAAGTATTGGAACGATAATATCGGATGTATATAATAACGTTGGCAAAACCGGTATGGTGACTGTTGAGCGTTCACAGACTTCGGATACATATTCAGAAACAACAACAGGAATAAAAGTAGACAGAGGATATACCTCTCCATTGTTTATAAACGACCAAAAACGTGACGAGTGTGTATTTGAGGACACAATGATACTAGTGGCTGACGTGGACATAAACAACATCCTTCAGATAGAGAACGTGTTGAAACCAATCATTAACGAAGGTAAGAAGTTATTAATCATAGCTCCTTGCAATGCAAATGTTGTAAACACATTGGCGGCAAATGTCATGAAGGGTAACTTAAAGATATGTGTAGTAGCTCCTCCAAACTTTGGATACAAGCAACACGAATTAATGCAAGATATTGCCATTAGCGTTGGGGCTACTTACTTCAGTGAAGGTACAGGAGACGACTTGAGTCATATCACTTATGACGACTTAGGACATGCGGCGAAGGTAATTGTTGGTCGTGACAAGACGGTGATACTAAAGTCAAACGAGAACGTAAACCAATCCGAGATTGACGAGCGTGTAAAGCAACTGTGGGATGCCCATAAACTAGCAAAGCAAAAGAATGACAAAGACTTTATTGTTGAACGCATCGCATCTCTAACAGGTGGTATAGGTGTAATCTTTGTTGGTGGCAATACTGACTTGGAGCAAAAGGAGTTGTATGACCGAGTTGATGACGCAGTCTGTGCAGTACGTTCTGCTTTGGAGGAGGGTATATTGTCAGGTGCAGGGAAGTCATTGTACGAGATAAGCTTCGACGAGTTGCTTAATGGAGTAGGTAGCGAAGAGCATAGCATAGCGTGTAATATATTTAAGACGGCATTACAAGAACCTTTGACTCAGATACTAAGAAATGCAGGGCTATCTGTTGAGAGTATATATAACGGTGATGAAGCGAATGGCTTTGGATACAACTTAAAGACAATGGAGATGGGGGACTTGATTTCAATGGGTGTCATTGACCCACTAAAAGTAACCCGAAGTGCACTACAGAACGCTGTAAGTGTGGCAACTACAATACTAAGTACAAACGCTATTGTTACAATGGCGAGGACATATGAGTCACAATAATTGTAGGAAGTGTGATAAGAAGTTTGTTCCTAAAAAAGGAACGATAAACTATTGTAGCATATCTTGCAGGAACACGCGGAGTTTTTCAGCCCAAACAAAGGAGAAGAAGAGCTGTATAACTAAAAGAAAGTGGTTAGATGGGACTTATTCTTTGGTTGATTGGGACAAGGCGAATGGTTCTGAAGAGAAGAGGTTCAAGCAACTTGAGTCTTGGAAGAAAAAAGCTTACGATAGACTATTTAATGGAGAGAAGTTACACATACAAACCTTAAGAAAGATATTAATAGTAGACGTAGAGAATTGTTGTGAGCTATGTAACACTTCAAAATGGTTAGATAACCCTATAACGCTTGAGGTACACCACATAGATGGCAACAATAAGAACAACGAGTTACAAAATTTACAAATACTTTGTCCGAACTGTCACTCACAAACGGACAACTTTAGAGCTAAAAACATAAAAAACAAAAGATGCAACCAATTGGAAAATACATTGTAGTAAAAAACATTGACGAAGAGATTAAAACTGAGTCGGGATTGATTTTATCGGGTGACGATGCCAATCAACTGAGATATAAACGCGCCGTTGTGCAAAAATCAGGCACAGATGTGTTGGTCATCAACGAGGGTGATGAGATATATTACGACAAGGGTCGTAGTTTTACCATGATAATCAATGACGTTCAGTGTACAGTCATCACTGAGAACGATGTAGTGGTGGTATTATAGTTTATTTACTGTCCTTTCCTTACCTTTAAAGGACTTGTTCATCTCCATAATCATATTTCGGTATACCTTGTCGGTATACTTCACATTTTTCTCAAACATAGTGTTGCCACTACCCATTGGTATCTCTTCACCGCTAAGTTTTTTGTATATTGAGGTGATCATCCTGCTTGTTTTGTACGGCAGCTCATATATTGCCCTACTTCCTTTAAATCCCCTACGAAATACAACTATCCACCCATCTCTTAGCAGGGTATCGAACCTATTTACGTTCCAACTAACAAGTGCATCGAACTCTTTGAACTTATCTTTTGTAAAATACTGTTCTGAGTACAAAAAAAGCAGTATATCAAGGTCTGCTTGTGTCAAACCATACTTATTTTTGATGTAATATCTTATTACACGCCAATATTTTAGATAGTCATTACCTATTTTTTTCATTTTATTAGATTTTATTTTATTACTTTTGTAAAGTTAATTCATAATAACTTAAAAAACAAAAGCCATGCCATTTGATGACGAAAAAAAAATCAAAAGATTAAAAGAGAAAGAAGCTAAACTTGTAAGCAGAGGCAAAAAAGCTGTAGATGAAGGAAGAGAAAGAAAAGCCGATAGATTATTAGGAAGAGCAGCGAGAGTTGAGAACCGTATAATTAATTTAAAGGAAAGAGATACTCCATTACCTCCTTCTAATTTTTAAATAAACTAAAATGGGCGATAAAGATAAATCAGTTAAGACAACTGCAGAGCAGGAAAAAATCACTGCTGACAAACTTGCGTTTAATAACAAGGCTGTTGAGGCGATTGCTAAAAATGCTGCTACAAGAGATGCGGAAAGAATAAAAAATAAAGAGATTGCGTCTGCCTCATATGCACGAAGACGAGCAAATAGAGATTCAGGTAGTAGCGGTAGGACTAGATTAGTAGGGCTATCAACTTTTAACCGACCTTTTCAAGGTGATGGACTTTCTAGCTAATGGCAAATAAAGAAAACATGAAGTGCAATAGTCCTGTTCCTTCAAACAGGGCGGGCAAAAAGAAAATGGTCAAGGCATGTAGCAATGGCACAGAGAAATTGCTACACTTTGGAGCAAAGGGCTATGGCAATAACTATAGCGCTGCGGCAAGAAAGAGTTTTAAAGCACGACACAGTTGTGATACTGCAAATGATAAATTAACACCAAGATATTGGGCCTGCAAAAATCTATGGGCAGGACCGGGTGGTTCAACAACAAGCAATCCAAGTAATCGAAGAGGTAAATACTAAATGAAAAGAGTTGGTATGGGCAGAAAAGTTTCAAAAGTATAAGATAATTTTGTTTAACTTTGTGAAAAAATAAAATCAAATGGGAAAGACTAAAGGAATGGGTGATGTTATTGAAAAGATAACAACAGCAACAGGAATTAAAAAAGTAGTAGATACTGTTTCAAAAGCAACAGGTAAAGATTGTGGATGTGCTAAAAGAAAAGAAGCACTAAACAATCCTAACCTACTTGTAAATAAAATGTTTAACAATAAAAAATAAAATATGCCAAATTTAAAACTTCAGGTAAGTAGAGCATTAAGTGTTATACCTTCAAGTAATACAAATATCCCAATGCCTAATGAGGTTGTTCCATTTAGTTCAATAACAGGGGCACTTACTACAAATAAACTTATAGACTCAACAAAGAATTTTTCTTCAGTTGGAGCTAACAAATTAAATGTACAAGTTGGAGATATTGTATATAACTTCAGCTCATCACCACAATCTGCAGCAAAAGTTGTAAAAGTAGATAGTGCTACACAGTTAACTTTAAATGCAGATATATTTACAGTAGTAGGGAGTTCTTACACATTATATTCAGGTACAAATATTGCAGGCTCAATTGAGCCATGTGTATTATATATTGGTATAGGAGGAGATTTAGATATTATTACTGCAGGTGGGGAACAGGTAACACTTCTTAATGTTCCTTCAGGAACATTTCTTCCAATTCAAGTAACAAAAGTTAGGCCGTTCGGTTCTGCTGATAATATTATAGCCCTTTGGTAAACCATGCAGATAGGCATAAACATAGCTGTAAAGGGAGCACGAACATCAGGTCCACCACCTAACCCTATTAACACGGTTGCACCTGTAATATCAGGTAATACAACTATAGGTTCTACTCTCACTCTTACAAGTGTAGGCTCATATACAGGTGCAGCCCCAATTACATACACCTATCAATGGTATAGAGGAGTAACAGAGATTATAGGGCAAACATCTACAACTTATATTACTCAGTCAGCAGATGTAGGGTTACAGGTGATTTGTCAAGTACAGGCAAGTAATGCCTATGGTTCAGCTTTTGCGTCTAGCAATTATATTATACCTGTTGCACTATTCACTACTACATGGACTACTACAGCTCCAAATCAAACTATTACCTTACCTTATGTACCTACAGGAATTTACTCAGGAACTATTAATTGGGGGGATAGCACGACAAGTGTTAATGATGGTACTGTAACTACTCACACCTACGCAACATCAGGAACTTATACTGTAGTAATAAATGGAAATTGTGATGGGTGGAATTTTAACCAAATAGGTGGAAGTGGATTTATTACATCAGTAGAATGGTGGGGACAGTTGAAATTAACAGCAGGAGGTACATATAACTTAGGAGGTTATTTTGGAAACTGTTCTAACTTAGACCTATCTACAGTATCTGATGTCCTTGATTTAACAGGAGTAACTAGTATGGCTCAAATGTTTATAAATTGCACATCCCTCACGACCATCAGTAGAATTAATGAATTGGATACAGCAGCAGTTACTAATATGGGTGACATGTTTAATGGTTGTACTTCATTCAATCAATCATTATCGTTTAATACAGCAGCAGTTACTGATATGATTAGTATGTTTAATTCTTGCCAATCATTCAATCAATCATTATCATTTAACACAGCAGCAGTTACTGAGATGAATTATATGTTTAGTAATTGTACTTCATTTAATCAACCACTAAGTTTCAATACTTCAGCAGTTAATGATATGAGTTATATGTTTAGTGGTTGTACTTCATTCAATCAATCATTAAGTTTTGACACAGCAGCAGTTCAATATATGAATAGTATGTTTAGTGGTTGCACTGCATTTAATCAACCCTTAAGTTTTAACACAGCAGCAGTTGTTAGTATGTTTGAGATGTTTGGTAGTTGCTCAGCATTCAATCAACCCTTATCATTTAACACTTCAGCAGTTACTAATATGGGTGATATGTTTACTTTTTGCTCATCATTCAATCAACCCTTAAGTTTTAACACAGCAGCAGTTACTGAGATGAGTTATATGTTTAATGAAGCAACAGTATTTAATCAACCATTATCATTTAACACAGCAGCAGTCCAATATATGAATGGGATGTTTTATGGAGCAACAGCATTCAATCAAAATATAGGAGGGTGGAATGTATCAAGCCTTACTACTGCAGGGGATTTTATGGCTACCAAAACACCTGCAACATTCTCAACAGCTAACTTAGATGCTATCTATAATGGTTGGAGTACAACAGCAGGAATAATATTTGGGGTAGATATATCTTTTGGAAGTGCTCAATATACAGCAGCAGGAGCATCAGCTAGAGCAACATTAACCACAACTTATTCTTGGTTTATAATTGATGGAGGAGACAATTTAGTTACTAGCATTGTTGATTCTTTTGAGGCAAGAGTATTAGCTGATGGAGGTGTGTTCGAGGCTGAACCTTGTATACTAGCTCAATTAACACTTTTAAATAATATATAATGAGTTTATTAACAGATGCAAGTTTAATTGTAACACCCAACGCTTATAAGGCAAGCAAGTTATATTCTGTTATTCCAAACACAGTTTTGGGCGATATGAATATTGTAAGAGCAACAACAGCTACAAGGGTAAATAGTGCAGGACTTATAGAAAGTGTTGCGATCAATGTTCCACGTTTAGATTATACATTAGGTAGTTGTCCAAGTATATTGGTAGAGCCGCAGAAAACTAATTCATTAACTTATTCGAATCAGTTTGATAATGGTATTTGGACAAAAAACTCAGTAATCGTTACTGCAAATGCTGCGATTTCTCCCGAAGGCTATGCAAATGCTAAAAAACTTATTTCTACTGCAGTAAGCGGATTTCATAGTTTGACGCAACTTACTTCAAAATCTGCTCTCACGCCTTACACCTTTTCCTTTTTTGCAAAGGCGGATGAAATAGGCTTTTGTATACCGAATTTTAGTAACACGTTTAGCGGAACACAACTTCTCGCACAGGTAAACTTAACAAATGGTGCGGTAGCTCTTGTTAGTGCAGGTTTAAGTGCATCTACCCAAAACTATGGTAATGGATGGTTTCGAGTTATTTTAACTGCAACCTCTCAAAATAACACTTTAGATTTTATGGTAACAATTAACACAACCGATGCTGCAGGAAACGCAAACCATACGGGGAACGGAACGAGCGGAATCCTAATCTACGGTGCTCAATTAGAAATCGGCTCATCCCCAACATCCTATATTCCAACAATAGCAGCTATAGCAACTCGTAATGCTGATGTAATTAGTAAGACAGGAATAAGTAGTTTGATAGGTCCAACAGAGGGTACAATATATGCAGAAATTAATAATACTTTGATGACATATTCTGCAACAGGTTATGTTATGAGAATATTTGCAGATGCTAACAATGAAGTATGGATAAGGAAAGAATCAGGTTCAAATAAATATACTGCAAAATGGAGAGCTAATAGTGTAGATGTTTATACTCAATCAAATATATCTGTTTTAAATGGGAATAATAAGATTGCTATTGCATACAAAACAGGTAATTCAGCTGTATACTTAAATGGTACGCAAATAGGAACAAGTGCAAGTACAGGAGCTTTTGCTGTAGCACCAAGTCAAATTGGTATAGGCTCTTCAAGTACTGCTGATTTTTTTAATGATAGAATTGAATTAGCAACTGTATTCCCTACAAGATTAACTAATGCACAATTAGCAACCTTAACAACTCTATAATATGATAGGAATATATAAAATTACTTCTCCTTCTAATAGAATATATATAGGACAATCTATAAGATTAGAAGAAAGATTATTAGAATATACAAAACAAAAAAATTGTGATAGACAACCAAAATTATTTAATTCTTTTATAAAATATGGTATAGAAAATCATAAAATTGAAATATTAGAAGAATGTACTATTTTAGATTTAAATTGTCGTGAAAGATATTGGCAAGATTTTTATAGTGTTATTATAAATGGACTTAATTGTATATTAACTAAAACAACAGATAAAAAATCAGTTTTTTCTATATCTGTTAGGGAAAAAATGAGTATTGCTAGAAAAGGTAAAAAACAAAGTGATGAACATATAAATAAAAGAGTTAATTCAAAAAAAGGTTATATTCATTCAGATGAAACAAAAAATAAAATATCTTTAAAACGAAGCAAAATATTGTTAGATTTAAATACAGGTATATTTTATGACAGCATATTAATTGCTAGTAAAACTTTTAATATAAATTTAAGCACATTAAAAGGTATGTTATCAGGAAGATTTAAAAATAAAACAAACTTAATTTATGCATAATGAGATATCACATCTACAAACTCAAATACACAACTAAAGCAGATGCTGAAAAAAACCTTAAAGAAAAAGGCGTTTATGTAGAGACTGAAGAAGGTCTAACATACGGCACGGGCATACAAGCAGTAGTTGATATAGGTAAAATTATTACTACTGATGGCACTTATGATGAGGAAGGTAATGAGCTTACTCCTCCTATCTATGCTGATGGCTACCATTACGATGTGATGTGTGAGCAAGACATAGATTTTGGAAGTAACTCAATAGAAGTAAACAACCCAAAACACGTTTTTTTAGGACATAATTAAGAATATGAAAACAAATATTTTAGCATCACTTTATTTTATATCGGGTTTTTTAACTTCTATGTTTATGATGTTTCAAGGACAAAAAAATTACATTGTTTTGGGCGGTATAACATTATTTTTTTATTTAACTTTTACCTTAACTCAAGCTATTGAAGAATTAGACTCATGAAAACACAACTATCCCTACTATTAATATCTATACAACAAGAACTATTGACAATTGTATCTATATGTTTTGCATTCTTTATACCAATAAGTGGTATACTTATAATGATTGGAGTGCTAATATCTATTGATACTTTTACAGGTATTTGGAAGGCTAATAAATTAGAAGAAAAAATAACTAGCAGAAAACTATCATCTATTATAAGTAAGTTGGCACTGTATGAAATTACAGTTATTATGTTCTTTTTAATAGACCAATTCATACTAAATGATATCATCCTTACGTTCTTTAGTGTACCATTCATGCTCACTAAAGTAGTGGCATTGGTATTGGCAAGTATTGAGGTAATGTCTATTAATGAGAACTACAAAGTAGTAAAAGGGATAGACCTATGGCAGTCAATGAAGTTGTTGTTTGCAAGAGCAAAGGACATCAAAGACGACATAAATAAAATTAAATGACAACACAACAAGCAACAAAAAAATACGGTACAGCTAATATCACAGGTGCAGGTTACTTAGTGAAAATTAAACTACCATATCCTATGAGAATAGCTTGGGACTTAGACAGCTCGGTAAATTCTATGATGTGTCATAAACTAGTGGCTGATAATTTCACATCTGTATTCAATGAACTACTATCTACCTATGGATACGATAAGATTAAGGAGTTAGGAATAGACTTATTTGGTGGTTGTTTTAACTACAGGAAGATGAGGGGAGGTACAGCACTATCCATGCACTCATGGGGTATTGCAATAGACTTAGATCCTGCTAGAAACTTACTTAAGGAGTCATCTAAGACTGCTAGATTTGCAAGACCTGAATACAAGCCAATGATAGATATTTTTTACAAGCATGGATTTATATCTTTGGGTCGTGAAAAGAATTTTGATTGGATGCACTTTGAAATAAAAAACTGATGGCAAAAATAAAACTAGAAATAACAAAAAAGGTTAAACCTAAAGTTAAGCGTACAAACGTACACGCAAAAAGCAAAACTTCTAAATTGAAGTCAAGTAAAAATTATAAGAAAACTTATTCAAGACAAGGAAAATGAGAAATGATTTAGCAGGAACAAAGACAGGAAAGTCAAAGACAGCAAAGTATTATCAAGAACATCCTGAAGCAAGAAAAAAGAAGGTGAAGTATGATATGAAGTATCATGACACTGAAGAGCGTAGAAAATACCGAAGAGACTTAGAGCGCATTAATAGAAAAAATGGTACAAGTGGCAACCACGATGGTATAGACAATGCGCATGTTTCTAAAAAGAAAACAGTTCCTCAATCGCAATCTAAAAACAGAAGTGATAAATCAAATAATTTCTTTAAAAAATAAAACATGTTTAAAATATTATTATTATTATTTGTGTTGTATAGTTGTTCTGCACAGTACCATTTAAACAAAGCAATTAAGAAAGGCTATACATGTGAGCAAACAGGAGATACTATTCGTATAACGACGTTAGATTCCATCCCTGTTATCATAAATGATACAATAGTGTGGGAAAAATTCATCACTACTAAAGATACCATTATTAAATACAATACTGTCTATGTCCCTAAGACTAGGCAGGAGAAGAGAATAGAGTACAAGTTAAAGGTTAAAACTATATACAAAGATAGGATAGTTGAGAAGGCTCAAGCTAAGGCAGAAGGCAAAAAAAATCAACCAAAAAAGAATTTATTTTGGATTGGAGTTTTAGTGGGAGTATTAATTTCATTGCTTTGGAAAATATTTGTTAAAAAAGTATTACATTTGTAACTAACTTAAATTAAATAAAATGAAAGACAATAATATTCAAGACATTATTTTTGCAACAGAAGAAGAATTAAAAAACATTAGAGAAATGAATTCTGATTTTTCTAAGGCAAAAATGAATCTCGGTGATTTAGAATTGCAGAAGCAAAGCTTAATAAAATACATAGACAGTATTAAGGATGTATTTTCAAAACACGAAAAGATACTAATGGAAAAATACGGCGAAGATGCTGTAATAAACATTGAGACAGGAGAGATAACTAAAAAACAATAAAGCAAAATGGGAAAAATAAGTACATATTCAGTTTTATCAACACCTACAGCAACAGATAAGTTAATTGGTACTGATGTAACTCCAAATAATGAAACTAAAAATTTCTTAATTAGCGATATATTAAGTCTTGCACCATCAACATTAAATCTATACAAAGGTTCTTTCTACGATAATTTTACTCAAACTTTAACAGGAGGAGCAAACGTAGCAGTGCCTGTTAGACTTAATTCAACAGATACATCTGCTACTAATGGAATTTCTGTTGTAACTGATGGAACTAACTTGACAAGAATTACCGTAGCTAATACAGGTGTTTATAATTTATTATTTTCAGCTCAGTTAGCAAACTCGGGAGGCTCAGCACAGACAGTAGATTTTTGGTTGCGTAAAAATGGTGCGACTGCAGCATTCAACGTTGCTGATACAACAGGAAAAGTTCAGCTTCAATCAAATTCAAGTTTTGTTATGGCTGCTTGGAATTATTTTATTGCACTAAATGCAGGTGATTATATTTATCTTATGTGGACTGCTACCTCTACTAACATTACAATGATAACTAGTCCGGCAACTGCAGTTCATCCTATAAGTCCAAGTATTATTGTTACATTAAATCAAGTTTAATGGAAATAAGAAAAATTTCTGTTGGTCCTGACTATAAAGGGGGAGCAATGCATTACATAGTAGGGCAAAAAGTTTTAGGTGACACATATGAAATACATCTAATTAAACTTGAAGACTTTACTCAATCTATAAAAATATTCATCATAAACGAATTAAATGAGATTCTTTTATGGAAAGAATTTACACAAACTATTCCAATCTCTATTGAATACAATATATTTTATTAATGAAATCCCCATTTTATTTTATTGTTGAATCTTTAATAAATAAGAGGTACAACAATACAAAAACCATCAGTGGACTAGAAATTATTACAAGTACATCTGAGGAAGACTATATATCTTCAAATAGATTTGCTAAGGTAATAGAAGTTCCATTAGGTTATAAAGGTCCAATATCTTCAGGCGACACATTGCTTGTTCATCATAATGTATTTAAGTACTATTATGACATGAAGGGAAATCAAAAAAGCGGAAAGAGTTTTTTTAAAGACGACAAGTTCTTTATTGAACCCGACCAATTCTATATGTATAAAAAAGATGACACATGGTATTCTTACGACAAGTATTGTTTTGTTAAGCCAATAGATGCTATTGACTCTTATATAAAGAAACCATTTAGTGATGAACCTTTAATGGGTGAGATGCTATATCCAAATGATTATTTAATTAGTAAAGGAATAAACAAGGGAGATACAGTATGTTTTTCTCCCGACAGCGAATATGAGTTTACTATTGACGATGTAAAAATGTACAGGATAATAGACAATCAAATAACAATGAAATTAAATTAATATGCATTTATTAACTTTAGACAATGTAATTAAAAATCCAAATAAATACCTTGAGCAAATAAAGAACAATGAGTTTAGGGATATTGAGGATGCAGGAGAAAATAAATTTAAGAATATTCAATTCAGAAATCCTGATGACGAGTTTGCAAAGTATATGCTTTCAGCTTTTCCGGGATATGCAGTTAATTGGAACTTTGTTAGAAAGTCACCATTAAATCAAGAAGAACCCAATTTCATACATACAGATGAAATGATGGGAGATATAACTTGTATATTGTACTTGAATAAAGAGAAGCCAAATGAAGACGGCACTACAATATATGATGAAGATAAAAACCCATTGTTTGTGTTGTATTCTAAGTTTAATAGAATGATTGCTTTTAGTTCGGAATCTCCACACTCAAGGAATATATTAGAGAACTTTGGAGATGAAGAATCAGC